CTAATGATGTAATTGAAACATTCAATGAAAATGTATTTTGCGAACTTACTAAAACAGTGAATGGTATTGAATTAATACCTGACATTCCAGTTGCGCCAGAAAGATTAATAACTTGCCCTGATGTATAGCCATGATTTAAATTTGTTATGACTGATGCAGGATATGAATTTGAAATTGATGTCGCAATTAAAGTCGATCCAGTTATATTTGATATATCTGACATTCCCGTTAAAATAGCATTTGCAACTTGATAAGGATCACCACCGCCACAAATAATTTCCCATAAACTACCTGATTGTCTAATCGAAACCAAATTAGATTGAACTCCTGCAACATTCTGCAATTGAGTTTTTAAGAATTGCGGCACACCTTGGCATGTTGCTTGTCCAGCTTGAATTACTTGTGCTTGATAATTTTGAATTGGTTGAGCTACTGCGCCGGGCAATCCAGCAGTTTGATTAACACAAGTCAATGTGATCGTTGAAGGTAAAGAAGTGATAATTTGTGTTACTGTACCAATTGGCACAGCAAAATTACCTGATGCAACAGCTAAACAAAATAATGGCAAACTTTGGCCTACAGTTCCAATTACTCCACCATCTTGCACAATATATTGATTTGTTCCATCCGATACAATAAAACCGGGATTAATGACAAAACCAATATCAACGCTGATAAATGTCACATAAACAGATGTATTGGAACCTTGTCCTTGCGCTACACCATAAACAGCGCCCAATTCATAAAGTAATGCCGCATTAGCTGTAAATGGGCTGATTGAATTAATTAAATCGGTGACTGCTTGGTCGATAACAACTAATGCGCCTGTCGCAGTGCTTGCCATGTCTTCGACTAATGAACCCGGTAAATCTGTTGTCAATCCGGGAGCCAATGCAGACGCTGCCGCAACTTCTGCCGCAAGCAATGCAGTTGGCAATATTGGTGTTGCTCCGGCTGATGTTATTGTAGGCATTAACTAGCTCGCTATGGGTTGTATTTGTGTGCCGTTTGGCAATGTAGCAATTATATTATAAGTTGGATTAGCCGCCGATTGAATTCTTTGCACTGTTAGCGTAGCAAAATATCCTGAAAATTGTTGTTGAGTTCTATTTACTGCCGCGTCAGGTGCTATTTGTGTCAATACTGATTGTTGCGCAGGTATTCCATAATTGCCATAAATAGGGCTTTCATTTTGCGACAATCGCAATGTTTGAATCAGAGTAGCTAAATAGATATATTGTGGCTCATCTATTTCGACCCATTCCCCCGCTGAATTTCTTCCATAACTTCTCATGGCGCAACACCTCCAGTTATTCCGCTTCCAACAGTAACACCAAGGTGCTCATGCAATAAATAAGGAACTCCATTCAATGATAATGTTCCTACAATATTAATTCCTGATGAATTTATCGTAATTGAATTTGACCCGTAAGTCATTGATATTTGATTTTCTGAAATAATGACACTTGCTGATTCATCATCGGTCTGAATAACCGCTCCATTCGGTGCGCTTATCACCACAGCTTTAGAATCAATTGTTTCCCAATTCACATTGCCAATAGGAACGAAAACAAGACCACCAAGATTACTTGGGCTAATAAGTGGCGCAACCCCTAATCCTAACCCTGTAATACCTCCTAATCGTGCGGTAGCGGCCATACATATGCCAGTATCTCCAACCTTAATCGGAACGCGGATATATTGGCTTCCAATAGTTGAACAAGTAACAGGCGGCGGAGTAAATTGCTTATTATTAATATTGAAATTAACCGTAACAATAGCGCCATTTACTTCCGTTACTGAACATGGCAATACCTGACCTAATCCCTGTAAAGCGTCATCAATTTTATTTGATATTGCTTTTTGCAAAGATACAACTAGCGGCGTTTTTTGTGCATTACTCATTTATTTACCTGCTGTTGGTGATAATGCGCCTGGTATTACGCAATCAATAATTGTTACCCATGCATTCGCATCAGGTTGCCGACTACTCCCAACATGACGTATTTTATTAATTGAAAATATTCCATCAAACGATGTTAGATTCCGCGCTTGGTTGAAACTTGTCGCTGTATTCGTTGCCGGTGCGCCAGTGGGAAAAGTAATATTATCACCAATATTGCAATCGGCTCTCATAACAACTTTAGCTTGCAACGTTGAAACATCAAGCCATGTGAGATTTCCGATTAAATCCGTAAATGCGATATCAATTTGTTTCTTTGTTGGAATTGTTCCATCCACCAATGTAAAACCGCCCACTGTTGCCGATAAACTTACGCCTAAATAATTTTTATCTGGTATAAGCATTTTACTAATTTCATTCATTTTTTTGCAAAATGGGACTAATGAAAAATATTGAGCTGGTTGATCTTCTGTAAAAACTAAATTCGGACTTGTCGCGCCATAAAATTCTAAAGTTGGATATGCAATGTGAAGTGTTGTTCGGATAGCTGATTCTAATGTCTGCCCTTTTTTCCAATTGAACGTTAAATTTACATCTATGTCAGGATTAATTGTTGAAGGCAATATAAGTAAATTTAATGATACTTGATTGCCCTGCCAATTTCCGAATGCCTGATAAATAGTGCCATTAATAATTGGCCCGTATTTCGGCTGTGAGTTTGCGAAAGGAAGCCCCGCGCTCATTCCTACGTTAATAGTTATATTTGCACCGTTCCAATTTGCGCCTTGATTCAACTGCGAAAAATCCACGCCATGAATAATAACTGAGCCAAGTCCGGCAGGTTGGTGAAAAAATGCCTGAAAAATATCAAGATCAACTTGTAACGCTGACCCATTATTTTGACCATTTGACGCCAATGTCGAATAAGTAATCGGGGCAAAAGGGCTTGTATTCCCATTTGGTGAAATAGTAATAGAATAATAACGCATTAGGGAGTTACTTCAAAATTGCCTGTACTTACTCGAAATACTAGCGTTGATGTAGTGAAATAACCAAATGCCAAGTTAATATCAAAATTATCAGGCGAACCAGTAATAGGGCTAATCATAACCAAATTACGCGAAGTATCATAAATTGAAATGTAATAACGTTGCCCGTAAATATTAAATGTGCAAACAGCAACATAATTTACACCGTCCAATGTCGGACTAAATGAAAAATTCTGTGTTGGTTGTGGATTGAAATACGTTAATGTAGTCATATCAAACCCCCACTTGACCAAGAAGGCAATGTTGGAAGCCCGTTCTGTGCTTTACTAGCAAAGAAACCTAGCGCTTGCTGTGCTCCAGATGTTGTGATTAATGGTTGCTCAAAATCCCATTGCCATATAAATTGAACTTGCTTATCACTAGGAGGGCTTACATCACGTATAGAGCGCAATAACACATTATCATAGGTAAATGCTGGTGTAACTACAATAAACGTACCACCTAGAGATATATGCGTTTGTATTTGATTTTGCAGATTGGTTAATCTCTGACTCTTTGAAATATAATTGCGCTCCGTATCGGTCTGCGCAGGGCAAATCATTAGCATACTAATTTTTAGCGGATTTTGTATTACTGCGTTTGCAGCCATAATTAGGCTTGCGAATGGATATTCAGCAATTCCCCATTCTGCTAATGTTCCACCCGATACAGGCTTGAAATGAGCGAAGTAATCATCATAAGTATATCCTACGGTCGATGCATCACCGCCCGGCTCTGTTAAGTCAGTAATCTTCATTCCATCTTGCAATTGCTGCGCCAAACCCCCCATTAATACAATCGGGGATATTTCATTTTGCAATTGAAATTGTGTAAGGCTCATAAATTATTGTTTAATTGTATTCGCTGAAACTACTAAATCAGAACCAGCAGAGGTAGTCACAATTATACGGCTGACCATATCTTGACTGAAATTTGATTTACTATTTTCATGTTTAGTCATTGCTGAAATTAATTTAGACATTGTTGAAGTGTCATTTAAATCTAAACTTTGATCTGATTTAAATCCAGTTTTCCCAACCATATCAGCGATATAGGCAGCAGTATCATTTTCGGATTTAGGTGCATATTTTGAAACAATATCGTTGATTGTATTTAAATGATCTCGGTTTTGATAAAGATGCAATTGTGCTGCCATTGCTTTAATGCCTTCTTCATCACTGCCAAATTTAGCAAATCCGTTCTCTGTTGGTGCGTTACCCCACATGCGCAAGTTACCAGGGTTATGTCTATTTGAATTATTAGACATAGAGCCTGAATAATCAATTGCATGTGTCCTATCTTGACTTAATGCAGATTGATAGTTTTTATCAAATTTACCGTAAAAATTCCACCATGCAGGATTATAATTTTCTAATTTTGATTTATCATAATTTCCTGCCGAATCATGTGGCTGTTTATTTTCTCCACTAATTCCAAGAACATCGGCAATTTTTACCATCCCACGGCCAAGACGCGATAGCCCATCGAAAAATGATTGAATGTCTTGTTTTGCTTTATCCGATGCAAGATAAGCAGTAAAATCTTCTAATGCTTTTCTAACTTCTGTACTTCCAATAAAATCAGTAATCGCCTTTGTAATTACTTTGGAAAGTTCAATTAATTGCGGCATTACTGGCTGAAGTGCTTTAATAAGATTAATCTCAATCGCTTCGCCAGCTCGCTTTAATTGATTCCAAAAAGTAGATATTGCATCTTCGTCAGCAGGGCTTAATGTAAATAAAGCAATATCGTTTTTGAAAGTTTCCGCAACTTTATTTAATGTTTCCGTCGTTGCTTGAGCGCCACGCCGCAAATCTTGAATATCAAAAATTTGTGTTAAACCCATAGCTTCGGCATATTGCGAAGTCTGCCCACCAGTTTTAAATTCTTTTATTGCATTCTTGAATAGCTCAGGAAGCATTTGCGCGGCGTCTTGACCTTCTTTACCACCAAGACGTGACAATATTTGTTTTCGTGATAGATCATTTTGAACATCGGCAATTTTAGACAATACCGACTCAGGCGACATATAATTGCCATAATTTACATTAGCAGCCCGTAATTCACCACTTGTCACGCCATAGCCTGATGCTGTCTTGCGTGTATTAGTTGCATTAGCTGCCAACGCGCCCAAACCAAATCCAGAACCAATAGCGCCCAATGTCAACCATTTAGCGATAGATAAAGCACTCGATGCAAAATTAGCGGCTATTTCGCCCGTAATTTTTGCAGTATTTTTTAACTGTTGGTTTCCGTCAGCAATATCTTTGTTTAAATCTTTCTGCGCTTTCCGAAGTTTTTGCATTAACTTTTCGGTGTCAGTGGTGAATTTTGATGCCTCTGAATTGGAATTTTTCCAATCTTTTGATGTGCCTTTTAATGCTTCTTGATATTTAGCAAAATTAGCGGCAAAGGCTTTAAATTTGCTATCGTCAACATTAATTTCTATGATCGACTTACTAGCCATTTAAGAGCCTTTTAGAAAAATGATTTATGTGAAAGTGATTTTATTAAATGTCGTTGCCGATATTCTTGCACATCAATTGCCTTGCTACCTATGGATTTCATAAAATCAGCAAATCCATAGGTGCTTAAATTATCAAGAAAATAACTTATGATACTGTCACTGTCACGCCAATAACATCTTCCTTGGTCAATGTCGGCAAAGAATTCTTGTACGCCATACAATCCGACGAGGTAAGAACCCAATTTCTGAGTGATCCTGCCATCTCTAGAAAAGACGTTTTGAAGTCCTTGGGCGCAACTTTGCAAATTGCAGTAAAAAAAACGAGTGAACTTAACACCTCTGCTTCCTCATCTTCATCTAGCATTCCGCGCTTTACCGCAATATCTAACGGCATATTTTCCCATCCTTTAGCTCCATTAATTAAAACAGATGTATTGCGGACAATTTCATTTACTAAACCGAATTTAACGCCGCCAGTTCCATCAGCATTAGTCCAAGTGCCAGATTTAACGGCAATGGATTTTAATGCAGGATAGGCCAATTGTGGCGCAGACAAAACCAAATGCGATTCATTAACGCTGTCAAAACATTGACTGAATACTTTCCCCAATTCTAAATAGAACTGTTCAAATACTTCACGCGAAATTGCCACAGAATGCACATGAACAATTCCATGTGATTCAGTTTGTACTGGCATAACCAAATTAAGTTTGCGGTCAATTTTCATAAGCTAAAGAATGCGGCAGAGTTAATACGATAGATGCCTTGGATACGAACAACCATACCTGGCTGATTACCATCAAATGTAATGTCTTGAACGGATTTTAATACGCAAGTATCTAATTGATACGGCGGCAATGTAATGGTATCAGAAATAACATTCATTGACCCCAAAGTTGTATTTGTTTCCATTTGCAATTTATACGCCGCACCCAATACAGTAGTTCGTAATAGATGCATAGTTACATTTGCAATTTGATACGGTTCCGGGCTTGGTACACCACCT